GGTTCGTACTACTTCGAGCAGTTCGATCCAGACAACCAGATGTCAGTGTATACGGTAGCGTCCCAGGTAGCATTCCATACCCCGGTGAAGGGCGTTATTGTGGACGCTGCGCAAATTGCGGTAGGCTTCAGCCGCTTTGTTCGATCCTTTGTCTTTAAGACCGCGGATCAGATCGACGAATGGATGAAGGACCTCTACGTTTACCTCGAACAGGCCCGTGGTTACGCGGAGCGTGGCTATTGGCCCCAGAACGATAAAAGCTGCCACAAGTACGGGGGCTGCGCGTTCCGCGAGATCTGCTCCAAGAGTCCACAGGTGCGGGAGAAGTTCCTCGAGACCCACTTTCAGCGAGAGCCGTGGAACCCGTTGGTGCCTCGATGAGCCAAGTCATACTGGAGTTCCCCCTCGACCGCGACGATGTTAAACTGTTCACGGACACGATCGCGGTCGAGCTGGGCAATGGCGTGAGGCTGACCACGGGGATACCCCAGTGGGTCAAGGGCATTAACTCAGCCAAGTTACAGATCGTATTGGATATTGAGGGATCACCAGATGCCGTCACTTAAAGAACATCAGTCCTCGGAGTTCACAAAGCTCCTTCTTATAGGGGACTCCAAGTCCGGTAAGACCGGGGCCCTGGCCTCACTCGTCAAAAAGTACAAGCTGCGGATACTCGATCTGGACAACGGGCTGGATGCCCTTGTGCAGGTGGTCAAACGCGAAGCGCCCGATCGACTCGAGAGCATCGAGTTCCGCACGCTCCGCGACAAGTTGAAGGCCAGTCCCTTTGGCACCGTCGTGGATGGCTCGGCCACGGCCTTTATCGAGTCCCTTAGAATGCTTGATCTGTGGAAGTACGGGAACGTGGACCTTGGTCCGCCCGCGGGCTGGGGCCCTGAGTGTATCCTCGTGTTGGACTCGCTGACGTTCCTCTCGGACGCGGCCTTCCGTTTCCGGGAGCCATTGGTTCCGAAGTCGAAGGACGGGAAGTATGATGTACGAGCTGTCTACAAAGACGCCCAAGACGCAGTTGAAGGTGTGCTTGCGCTCCTTACATCTGAGTCCTTCAGAACGAACGTCATTGTTATTAGTCATGTCCGCTATGTGGACAATCCTGATGGGACCAAGAAGGGTTATCCAACAGCAGTTGGTTCGGCGCTTTCCCCCCAGATACCCCGTTATTTCAACAGTGTCGCGCTGGCCCAGACCGGCCCGGGCGGCAAGCGTCAAATCCAAACTGCGGCGACGGCGATGATCGACCTCGCTAACCCCGCCGCGTTCAAGATGTTGCCTACGTTGCCAATTGAGACCGGGCTGGCGACGTACTTCGAAACCCTCCGGTCATAGGAGCCAGGAAATGGCGATGTCCTTTGAAGAAATCCTCAAGATGCCCACGTCGGAGTTCAAGCAACCCAAACCCTTCCCGACGGGGACATACCACTGCATGGTCGATGGGCGGCCCGAGCACGGCCAATCCTCGCAGAAGAAGACTGATTATCTGCGGTTCAAGTACAAAATCATTGCCGCTGGTAACACTGTGGACGCCCGTGAGGCCGCTGAGCAGCAGGTCGTCGGGAAGAGCCTGCAACAGGACTTCTACATTATTGATAACGACGTTAGCAAGTCGATTATCAAGGAGTTTCTCCAGAACACCCTCGGCATCGCCAATCCTGGCGACGCCAAGGGCATTGAACAGATGCTCGATGATGTTCCGAACCGTGAGCTATTGGTGGAAGTTAAGCACGAAATGTCCCAAGACGGCAAGCGGATCTTCCATCGCGTGAACTCGACTGCACACGTCTAAGGTATCGTGACTCCCGAGCGTGTGCGTTGAGGGCCTGGGGGCCATCATGAAAGTGGTCCCCAGGCCGCCATCAGAGGAGGCATTTGTGCCAACCTGCAAGGACTGTTTCTATCATAGGGAGTACGGCAACGAAGAGGCGGTGGCCTGTCATAGGTACCCACCGACTATTACCAAAGTCGAAGAGAGCAGAATTGTATCGCATTTTCCCCTCATCAGTAATGGTACTTGGTGCGGGGAACATCGAGTGAATGAGCCATCCCAGAATAAAATGTTACGGTATGGTTCCAGAAAGGAGTCACGCAAATGACTGAGGAACGAAATGAGGCGACATCTTTGGGCGATCCTGTGGAATTTACTCGTGGCAATAACGGCGGCCCTCCTGATATACTTAGGATTGGAGAGCTTAGCGCGCGTGGGATCGACAGGATAAGCATCGAGACCGCTGATCAAATCCGGGAAATGGGAGAGGCCGTGGTCACGCACGCGGAGGCGATCCGCGCCGAGGCTAGTGCCCTTGCGGACTCCATCCTCGAGTCGGGACGGCTCTTCTCCGATAGAGTTGCGGCGTTCAGTAACACAGCACAAAGTATGCTTATCTCCATGAGTGAACAGAGAGGTAAGCTTCACAAAGGATAGGAGGCCACAATGCAGATGCAGCAGAGTACCTTTGAGTACGTAAGACCTACTGAGGATCAGCAGGACACGATGGAACAGGGCCGTAGAGCCGCCAGAATGTACGCGGGGTGGCTCGATGAAAACCTGCCAGAGGGACCAGATAAGACCTTCATCCTGCGGTCATTCCGTACTGTAGCTATGTGGGTCAATGTGGCTATCACCCGAGAAGCCGATGGAGGGCCGCGCGTATGACTTCAGGGCAATTTCACTTGGTCCCGCTTGGCGACATCCATGTCAAGCGGGACGAACGGCAGCGGCGCGAACTGAGCGACATCGACGTACTGGCGGACTCGATCAACCGCCTGGGATTGATCCATCCTATCGTCGTTACCCGGGACTTCGAACTTGTCGCGGGTGAGCGCCGGTACACGGCCTGTACCAGATTGGGATGGACTGCGATCCCAGTGCAGTACGTGGACGAGCTTGACCCCCTCAAGTTGGAGGCGATCGAGCTTGAGGAGAACATCAAGCGTCAGGATATCTCCTGGCAGGACCAAGTCAACGCCGTCTCTCGGTGGCACGCCCTTCGGCTGCGCGCTGATCCTACGTGGAGTCAGGCAGACACGGCCGAGGCCATAGGCTTTACCAAGCAGCACATCAACAGACTCATACTGGTTGCGGAGGAGATGGATGACAACAAAATGGTTGCGGATGCTCCTAAGCTGTCCACGGCCTTGGGCATCGCTCAGCGTGCGCGAGAGCGCCGCGACGAAGCCAACATCAGTCGATTGCACGAGCACTTCGAGGTCAAGCCCGAGGTCGAGCCAGAGTCGATCCTCACGACGGACTTCACCGACTGGGCGCTCGGGGACAGTCCGTGGCGGTTCAATCTGATCCACTGCGATTTTCCCTATGGAATAGGAGCGGACGACTTCAATCAAGGGGGCGCTCGCGCCCACGGGGGCTACGAAGACACGCCCGAGGCGTGGCAGAAGCTGATGATGGCCTTGGAGATCACCACCAAGACTATGACGGCCCCGTCGTGTCACCTGATGTTCTGGTTTGCTATGCGAAAGGCCGACGAGCGACTGTATGAATGGACCTGTCGCCAGCTCGAGAACATAGGCTGGGACATTAACCCTCAACCCCTAATATGGATGAAGTCTGATGGCGCAGGAATACTCCCCGATCCCGAGCGTGGACCACGACAAATCTATGAAACTTGTCTCTTTGGGTCGAGGGGCGACCGAAAGATTGTTAGAGCGGTTGCTAACGCTTACGCGGCTCCAACTGTTAGAGAAAGACACATGTCTGAAAAACCCGAGCCTATGCTACGACACTTCTTCGGAATGCTCGTGGATGAGAATACAGTTATGCTTGACCCCACTTGTGGTAGTGGAAGTTCGTTGCGAGCGGCTGAGTCTCTTGGCGCAAAGCATGTGCTTGGACTTGAAATCAATCCTGATTTCGCCAGTCTTGCCCGAGAGGCCCTCCGACGAAGTCGAAAGCTGAAAGTGGCCGAGGCCGTGGGAGGTTAAAATGCTACGAAATCAGTGGGGTGCGAAGAACAGTAATTACAAGGATGGTATGTCTCGAGGCACGATTAACAGAGCATCCAAGAGAGCGCTCAGGTCGGTTGGCCGAGACCTCTATCTCTGCGAGAATTGTGGTCGAAGAGGAAAGATAAAGTTCCCTCGGCATCATGTTGATAGAAACAGAGCTAACAATAGTCCAGATAATCTGTTGGTACTGTGTCAAAGTTGTCATAATGTCGAGCACATGAAGGAGAGGCAACGCGACTCTCTCGGGAGATTATTGCCCCGTGTCCTATAAAATCGCATTAGTTGGGGAGGCGTGGGGTGAACACGAGGAGCGGGAACGCGCTCCCTTCGTAGGCCCGGCTGGTTGGCAGCTCAACTCGATGTTGGGCGAGGCCGGGATAGCGCGAAGGGAGTGCTTTCTTACGAACGTCTTCAACTTACGGCCCAGGCCGACGAACAAGATCGAAAATCTGTGTGCTACGCGCAAGGAGGTCCGTCATGCGCTCCCGCCGCTATCATCTGGCAAGTACATCCGCGATGAATTTCTCCCAGAACTCGACCGCCTTTACGCAGAACTTACTCGAGCTGATCCGAATGTCATTGTCTGTCTCGGGGGAACTGCCGCCTGGGCAATACTACGTGACGGTAGAATATCGAAACTTCGTGGGGCAGTCGCAGGTTCCCCCGTACTGGCAGGAAAAAAGTGCATCCCAACCTTCCACCCAAGCTATATTCTCCAAGGAGGATACGAAGCAAGGCACGTCACTATCCTCGACCTTCAAAAAGCCCGACGCGAGTCCGAGTATCCCGAGATTAGGAGACCCCAACGGACGATCTACACCGAACCCCTCCTCGGAGACCTCGAACAGTTCTACGCAGGGCACATTCTACCCGCCAAAAGGCTTGCAGTCGACATAGAAACTCGGGGGAACGTGATAACCTGTATTGGGTTTGCCCCTACGATAGACGTTGCATTGGTTCTGCCGTTTGAGGACCACCGCAACGCTTCGGGGCGTTATTGGGGCTCGAAAGAGGCCGAGGTTGCCGCTTGGCGATGGGTCAAGAAGGCCCTCGCAAGCCCGTGCGAGAAGGTGTTCCAGAACGGACTGTTCGACATGCATCGCTTGTGGAGGACTTATGGGGTTCCGGTTACTAATGCTCGTCACGATACTATGCTTCTTCATCATGCACTCATGCCAGAGTCCCCTAAGGGACTCGACTACCTCGGGTCAATCTACACATCCGAAAGTGCATGGAAGCTCGGTATCCGATTGAAACACAAGGGAACGATCAAAAAGGAGGACTGACATGGCTATTCCCAGTATTCTTGCCCGCATCGCGGCGGGAGTGGCAACAGAGGCCGTCGAGGACAGTGAAGCCTCGCTCATGGCCACCCTGGCCGAGCATCTGGGCGTGCCCTTTCCCAAGGACAGTGACTCGCTGACCCTCCCCGTGGCCAGCTCCGCGATCTCCGCGATTGGCTACAAGTCGCCCGACACGATCACAGTGGTGTTCAAGCGCGGTGGCTCGTTGAGCTACGACTTCATGGGTACGCTGGACGAGTTTGCCGCGTTCGCGCTGTCGCCCTCCAAGGGAGCGTTCTTTAACGCCCACTTCAAAGACCGATGAAGGCCACCCGCACTGACCTATTGAGGCCCGGCGAGCCCAAGTCCGAGACGGAACGTCTCTGGATATACAATGGGCTCGACTGCTGCGTGACACTGGAGGTCCTCGAGGCCATCCTTCCCCAGCTAGATAACCTCACCGGGAGCACCTATGCTCTTTCGCTGGCCCTTCAGGCCCCGGTGTTAGAGATGAACCTCCATGGAGTGCTTGTCGATGAAACCGAGCGAGTACGAGCTATCGAACAGTATAGAAGTGACACTGACCGCCTACAGCGGAACCTGTATCGGATCGTTCACGATGGAGTCGGATACACCAATTTCCGAGACAGCGGAAAAACTAAAGCTTGGCGTTCTAACTCCCATGTTGCTGCTTTGCTCTATGATGTACTCAAACTTCCTGAAGTACGAAAGCGAAACGAACGGGGAGAGATGGTACGCACAGTTAACCGGGACGCCCTTGAACGACTACAGATACATTTTATCTCTCAGCCAATTATTAACCATATCCTCGCACTACGAGATTTTGGTAAAAAGATTGGAGTCCTTGAGACGAAAATTGACTCCGACGGGCGACTCCGTACTTCTTATAACATCGCAGGAACTACAACAGGTAGATTTTCTTCTAGCCTCAATGACTTTGGAAGTGGTGGAAATCTCCAAAACATTGAGGAACGCCTCCGCCGTATCTTCGTCGCCGACAAGGGAATGAAGTTCGCCAACATCGACCTTGAACAGGCTGATAGCCGCAACATAGGAGCGCTGTGTTACAATGTCTTCAGAGACCCAAAGTACCTCGACGCCTGTGAGTCAGGTGATCTGCACACTGCGGTTGCCAAAATGTCCAAACCCGAACTGTCCTGGCCAGGAGACCGTGCCGGTGACAGGGCCATTGCCGAGCAACCTTATTACCGTCACCACAGCCTACGCCATGTGTGCAAGGTGCTTGGACATGGTACTAATTATCTCGGCTCACCCTTCGAGATGAGCAAGCACACCAAAATCGAACAGTCCATCATCAAAGATTTTCAGGCCTTGTACTTCAGTACGTTCCCGGCGATCCACAAGCTCCACGACTGGGTCAAAGAAGAGATAATGAACAAGGGCTACTTGGTAACGCCCTTTGGGCGGAAGCGCTGGTTCTTCGGCAAGCGCGACGAGCGTGATACACTGAAACAGGCGGTGGCCCACCTGGGCCAGTCGATGACCGCGGACGAGATGAACCACGCCATGCTAGCCCTATGGCGTTTGAATATCGTACAGATCATGTTGCAGGGGCACGACTCAATACTTATACAGTACAAGGAGGGCGACGAAAATGAGGTTATCCCAAGGGTTCTTTCTGCGATGCGGGTTCCCCTGGAACTCGAGGGCGGCCGCGAGTTCGTAGTGCCTGTGGAAGTGCAAGTCGGATGGAATTGGGGTAAGAAAACTGTCGATAACCCGAATGGGCTTTCCAAGTGGCACCCCCCGCAGGCATCCGAAGGCTAGGCAACTGGATCGAGTCCTACGAAGAATACACTGAAATTCTGCCATCTCCGGCATTGTTTCGCAAGTGGGTTGCGATCTTCTTCGTTGCCGCTGCAATGGAACGTAGAGTGTGGGTGAGGACCATGGGGTCCGCGCTCTATCCGAACCTCTATGTCTTGCTGGTAGGTCCGCCTGGGATCGGGAAGGGCGTAGCTATGCATCCCGCCGAGGCCATGATGCGGGACGTTCCAGAGATCCACGTCGGCCCCTCGGACATGACCACGGCCAGTATGATCGATGCCCTGAACGAGTCAATCAGAAGGGTCATCATCCTGGGCGGTAACCCGCCCTTTGACGAGTTTCACTCACTCACAGTGGTCTCCCGCGAGCTTGGGGTGCTGATCCCTGGCTGGGAGACTTCACTGATGAACAACCTAACGGATATCTACGATGGATTTACAGTCGATCAGAAGCGACGAGGGAAAGATCTTAGGATCAAGATTAAAGCTCCACAGATTAATCTTTTGGGAGCGTGTACTCCTGCATATCTTAATGAAGTCATGCCTACGGGAGCTTGGGATCAAGGGTTCATTTCCCGCACCCTGCTCATATATTCAGGTGAGCGAGTCAGTCGAGACCCTTTCCTCGATGAGGGACTTGGCCCCTCCGCAGGTCGCCTGCACGCTGATCTTCTCCATGATCTTAAAACTATCGCGCTCGAGTACGGTCAAATGTCCTTCACCACTCCCGCCGCAGCTGCAATCAAGGCCTGGATCAGAGGAGGGTGCAAACCCGAGCCCGAACACTCCAAGCTCCAGTACTACAACTCCCGGAGAACCGCCCACCTCCTGAAACTGTGCATGATCTCCAGCATCGCGCGGCGAGGCAATAAGATCATCGAACTCGACGACTACGCCCAGGCCCTCAATTGGTTGATGGAAGCTGAGTCATACATGCCAGACATCTTCAAATCAATGGTATCTGGCGGGGACTCCAACGCGATGGAGGAGACCTGGAACTACGTGTGGACCCTATACGGCAAGGAGAAAAAGCCCATCTCGGAGCATCGCATAGTCCACTTTCTGCGCGAGCGCGTCCCCGCGCACTCCATCATGAAGGTCATCGAGATGATGGTCCGGGGAAGAATGTTCGAGCTTCAGTCGGACGAGGGTACAGTGGGCTACAAACCCGCGTCGCGGGAGGCCCGACTCACCGGGCGAGCTGATCCTCGAGAGTAGCCCCGCCGGGATCACGCTCGTCAATGCCACTCATGACCTTGATGTAGATCTCACGAGCGTTGCGGTGCCCGCGGAGGGCTCGATCTTGACTTGCCTGATTGGTGTCAGTCATCCAGTTCTGGAATAGGAGTCCGACGCGGGCGGTATAAGCAGCCTCTACTCCGCGCCGGTCAAGTCGATCGAGCTTCTTGTCGTACTTAGATGGTTGCATAGGTGGAACTCCTTCGCCTGGGCTCTGATCGCTGACAACGAGCATCAGGAAGAATGCGATCCCCAGGGCTATTACGAAGGCTATTAGTGGCCCAAGGTACTTCATGTGATAGCCGTACCGTTGATGTAAACTGTAACCTTTCCGTCCTCGATTACGATCTTAATCTCAGTGGGCCCTTGGCCCACGGGGGGAGGTTCCTCCGGTCCCGGAGGCTCGATATGAGGGGGATTTCCTACGTAGACCGGAGGCAGTGAGTCATCAGTGGCCTCGCGCTGAATGTAAATGGTGTTATCGAGTTCGAGGAGACACTTGAGAACTGGCATACAGCCCACACGTGAGTCACGAGCCCCGCTACTCCACTGGCCGTCGGCCACGTAGAACCCGCTCGTGTAGATATTAGTCCCCGCATAGACGTAGGCCGAGGGGCTCCCGTGGAGCCTGTAACCCCATCCATTGTAGGACTCCCACCAAAATGCGGCCTTCTCCAGCCGCCAATCCTCCACGTCGTCGAGCCCGTGATCCTCGAGCGCGATTATCGCCGCCCTGTCCCAGGCGTCTTGCCCGTAGTAGGGCCCTTGCCCTTTCGGGACGTGGGTCGAGACTTTGTTGAGCGGGTCCCCTTGCGCGAGCTGGGTAGAGAA